CTTTCGGCTCTTGTACTGGTGTAGTGATTTTACTCGGCTCTTCAGTTTTCGCAAGTGAAACAAGTTTTAATAATTCAAATTCTATAAGACCAAATGTTTCATCAGTATAACTACCATTCTTAATAGCTTTTACTAATGTCTTAATTCTGTCTTCTCTTTCTTCTACCGACTTAAAGCCTGTAAAAGGTGTATTAGGGTTAGCCCCAAAAGTTACTGCACTTCCTTCCCAAAGTTTAACCTCAAAGATTTGCTCTACTTCTTCGCCTTCTGTTTGTGTTTCAATTGATTTGATTACTTGGTAACCAATAGAATGCTGAGTAATTACGCCATCTCTATAAAGTTTCAAAGCATCTTGCCCATAAGTAGTATCGCTCATTTTAGCCTCAAAGTATAAACCGAAGTTATCTTCTCTTAATACCATTAGCTTACCTAAAGGTTTGCAGGTATCGTGCTGCCACAAGTAAGCAATCTCAGGCTTTGATGAATCAGGGCCTCTCTCAGCGATAGTCTTAGTAAATGCACCTGGCATTATAACATCTCCGTCTAAGTCAATATTATTGAATTTAGAGAAGTAACCTGTTACTATTCCTGTTGCGACATCTAAGTCTTGAATAGTTGCATCGTAATTTTTGAAACTTATATTCTTCATAAGCGATTATTTTAGAGTGTTTAAAAAAGAGTGAGTAGTTACCTACCCACCCTAAAACCAAACACCAAACTATGTAGTACAAAGATACTAACTTTTTTAGCAATTATTTATATATGATATTATTTTCCTTATCTAATTTAGCTTTTGTAAGCATTGTGCATTTGCAATTGATGTTATTATGTGCGCCACCATTAGGGTCTCCTGGATGTTTCATTAGTGAGCCATCAGCATTAAAGTTTTCGTTTAAATCAATTGTTTTACCATTTAATTCTACATGCCAGTCTCTTGGTAATTTAGGATGGTCGTGCCTCCAAGTCTTTTCCATTTCAATAGGTAGTAATTCAGCCTGAGTATATTTACAAGCATTCGTAACCATTAAAGATTCAGTTCGTGCAATCATCCTTGCTCTTGTTTTAGACATATCAACCTCTTTCATCAACCTACGCTCTGCACCTCTAAAACCTTCGTTATTTTCTAAAGCATCAGTAAAAGCCTTTTGTATTTTCTTTTGGCTTGTTGCGTTAATATCTCTAATATGCTGACCTCCTATGGTAGCAAAGTATTCTTTTAAAGCTGCATCCATTATAGGATTCTCAAACCCTACACCGATTGTTGCTTTTGCTGGTAATGTATCTTTTAAGTATGTAACAAAACCTCTTAATTGCTTACTCCAAGCCTTGCTATAAAATACTTGCATAGCCTCTGCAATAGGTGCTTCTGTGTATAACATACCTGATAGCTGATAGCTAAATGCAACCGATTCAGATTCCCTTAAAGCATCTAATATTGGCTGAATAGATTGTTTCAAAGCCTTTGAGAATAAACGATATCCGTATATCTCTAAGTACTTTTGTAGTTTTGTGTCAAATTCCTCTTGGCTCATTATAACGCTTTATCTGCCATTCCTAATTCATCAAGATAAGTTAAGTTGGTAGGAACTAAAACTCTGTCCATATCCTCTTGGTCTAATCTATCGTAATTCATTGCATCTCTTTTTTCGTTAGGAGTAATCCACCAAGCCTCTTTCATCTGAGCAACTATTTTCTCCATATCCTTTTGCATCTCAGGGAACGCTTGAGCATCGTAGTCAATATAGTATTCAACACCATCTCTTAAAGAGTAGTAAGAAGCCAAATGATAGTTAAACATATCTCTAATTAAGTTCAAAATAGGAATAACCGTATTAGTAACTAAACCTTTGTAAGCTAACTCTTTGTTATTATAAGAACTTGAATCCGTAGCAAATAAGATAGGGTCAACACCAAACACTCTGCAAATAGTATCTCTATCCGCTCCAATTGATTTAATGATTTCTAAGTCTGCTGGACTCATTCCGATTTGCTTGTAATCAATAATGCCGTTAGTAGCTACAATTCTCTTGTAATTATCAGCACCCATTAATTTTGTATCAATCTGTTGGTTAATCTTGCTTATTTGTTCGCCATCAAGCATTGCCTCTTTATCTCCTGAGAATAATAAACCAGCAACACCCCCATTAGCAAATGCTTTCGCTTTAGCCTTAGTACCTTCGTTAGAACTTGCCACCGTTAATGAAGCAGCTTTTAAAGGAGACTGACCGTATAATTCCGTTCCTGATATATCAAACTTAGGGTTAAAGAATTTAATATGCGCTACCTCGTAATCGTTAAATTGAATTGCCTGGTCTCCGATTTGTAACTTATAACCACCAATTGGTCTAAATGTACCATTTCCTATAATCTGAGTATATTGAGAAGGCATTGGATACATCTTTGTTGGCACTCCTTTGTTACGACCTACTTCAGGTGTAAACTTATAAGCATAAGCGTTACCAGTAATTTCTAAAAAAGAAACCATTGATTCGATAAACTCCTGCTGACCTTGCATCTCATTTGGTCTTGAAAGGATAGCGTTTAATTCCGTTCCTTCTACTTCTTCTAAGCCTTTCTTAAGTAAATTGAATTTATTGTTCTTAGTTCTATTAAAACTCTTTTTGTTATTAACCACATACACATAAAACGGCACAGAAGCAGCTTTCTTTGCAATCATATTAACTACCGCATACACATCGGGATTGTTCTGATAACCTTCAGCAACATAGGCTCTTGGATTATCAGGAATGTTATACATCATATCTCCGTTGAAATATGAAAATAAAGATTGAAAGTATTTGTTACCTGCATCGCCCTGAGATGGGATTATAGCAGCTTTAATTCTTTGTAAGAGATTCATAAGCAATTATTTTTACAAATTTACGATAATTTTATATAACTACGAACTCAAACTTCTTAAGTTCAAACCACATCCGCATCATTAGCGCATCGGAAATATCGGGAGACCTACCTAAATGTTCTTTGACTTTGTCTTTTGGTAGCACCGCAAGTTTACCATCCTTATCAGCATTATGCCTTTGCACCCATTCAAGTTCTTCAGTTAATTCCTTTCTTATTGTTACATCTTCGCTCATTACCCAAACACCTGCTTGGTTTATTAGTTCAGCTAACTTGTAATAGCACTCAGACTTTAAGTTAATGTAGTTCCCTGTTAATGCTTTGCTATTGTTTACGAATCCTTTAAAGCCATAATCGACTACACCGCCTCCGACACCATCTTCATCACAAATAATTTGAGAATAAGGGATAGAATGTTTCTTTGCCAGGTGTTTAATGTAAGCTGCTACTTCATTGGTTGCCTTATTAGCTAACTTATGTATCTCAATAACTCTGAATCCTGACCAAACCATTATAATTGTCTTATCCTTACCAAAACGAGCAATATCGGCTGAAATGTAACCTTTACCACTTGGGAGATGTTCATTAGTAAATAAATCTACTATTTTATCGTATTCAATTAAAGCGTTATCGTTGTCATCGTATTCCCAGTTCCCATAGAGTAAACGCTCCTTGCTTTTTTTATCTAATGTTTTTAATGATTCAATATAGTGAGGAGAAATAAAATGGTTGTCGGTTGCTAACGCTTGAATAAATGCTTTGTCATCTTCTAATTTACCCTCTTTGTGTGGTTTATAGAAGTTATTGTAAACAAATCCTTTTGCAGGGTTGCAAGTGCCTAACATCTTTGGAATCAATCCAAATTCATCAATCTTATATCTAATACGAGACTTAACAATGTTCCAGGCTTTCTCGCTTACCTGATTACATTCATCAATAAAAGCACCTGTTATCTCAAGTGAACCAAGTTCATCAAAGTTAGGGTCTGAAGGATAAAGGAATAAATCTTTTAGTAGTATTGTCGAACCATTCTGAAATGTAATAATATTAGATTGAGCGTTATACTGGTAATGCGTTCCTGCTTTTAATCCTTGCATCCTGCATACATCGTAAAAAGAATTTAAGGTAGTTTCCTTTAATGTTTTAAGCACCGCTCTACCAATTAACCATCGTGAACCATCGTACTTTAAAGCATTCTTTAAAATAGAGTAAACACCTAAAGCAGTTTTACCACTTCCAGCACCACCACCATAAATAATCTCTTTAGTCTTGTTATCCTCGATTAACTCAATCGCTTGAGTCTGCTTTTCCGATAGGTGCATAGGTTCTTATTTCTTCAAATACTATTTTGGCTTGGATAGGATTGTTTGCATCCCCTTCTAAAGTTGTTCTTGCAAGTTTAGGTCTTGCGTATTCAAGTAAAGTTAGATATGATTGCACAAAGTCTTTGCCCTCCAATGAGTTAAGTTCTTGGTTAAATCGCTCTGTTCCTTCTTCAATAATTATATTGACAAAGTTGTCTATTAATAGTCTTTTTTGGCTTACTGCACCTTGTGGTCTGCCATTCGGATTTCCGCTTTTGCCTTTTTCAAACATTTGTTTTCTTTTGT